GCAGCCTGCTTCTTTTGCGCGTCCACGGCGATTTGACGGAATCGCTCGTACTGCGCCTTCATTGCGGCTTCCTCTTTGGTGCCCTGCGCCTTCGTCCACTGCTCTCGGGCCTTCGCGGCATCCTGCAATGCCTTCGTCGTGGCATTGATGGTTTTCACGACCGCATCCTTCGTGCTGTCGTCGATGTTGTCGATGATGAAGCGTGCGCCCTGGTAGACAAGCAATGCCGCGCCAACGTACGGGATCATGCGGCCCATGAACGCCAACGCATTGCCGCACGCGACAAGTGCTGGCGTGAGGCGCGCGATGACGCCGGCCAAGCCGCCAGTGCCCAACGCCGCAGTGAGTGCCGCCGCTGCCTGCTGCCGCGCGAGCCATCCCTGGAAGATCGCCAACTGCGCGTTCGCCAAAACCAGTTCAGCCTTCACCGCGAGGAACAGTGCGGGCAGCGCCATCAGCCACCGGATGAACTGGACGCTGATGATCGCAATGAGGATGGCCTTGAGGTTGTCGAAATTATCAACCACGAGTTGAATCACATCGACCACGCCGGTCAGTGCAGCGGAAAGACCCTGCGCGAACTTGTCGGCCGTGCCGTCGTTCATCATGGTCGTCAATCGCTCCAGCAGCTTCTGGAACGCGTCAACGAAACCGCCCTTTGCGGTGTTGTTCAGGAAGCGCGTCGTAGCGTTCTCGAAGCGGGCCTGCGCCTGCGACAGATTCGTGGTGCCCTGATTGATGGCACCGTACGTCTCGCTCAGTTGCTTTGCCACCTTGAGGATGATTTCAGGGCCAATTGCACCGGCTTCCATCAACTTCATGAATTCGGCCACGGTGACACCGCGCGCTTTAGCGAACTGGTTCAGCGCGCCCGGCAGCGCATCGCCCAACTGCTGATTGAGTTCTTCGGCGCTGACCTTGCCCTTGTTGAACATTTGCTCAAGCGCCTTGAACACGCGCTCGGTTTCCGTCGCCGACAGCGCCAGGCGCGCAGTAGCGGTTGCAAATCCCTCGAAAATGTAGCGCGTCTGCTGGACGTTCAAGCCGGCCATCTGCGCCGCGATGGCGAGCTTTGCGAATGCAGGCGCGGCCTTCGGGAAGCTAACGCCGATGCGATCGGTCGCTGCCTGGAGAAATGCGAATTCTTCTGCCGCCTTGCGCGCGTCGCCACCTGTGACGACCAGCAGGCGGTTCATCACGGCGTTCGTTTGATTGTGCGCTTCGATAGTTTTCCGAACCAACTCGATTGCCGCGTACAGGCCGACGAAGCTGGCCGTCATCGACAGCGCCTCACCGCGCATACGCTGCATGAACGACATGGTGGTGCGACCGTTGGCACCGCCGAACCAATTCCAGATCCGCGAGCCGGCGTTGTCGGCGGCCGCGCCGTTGCGACGGTAGGCGTCGTTCAACGCATTGACGGCGGTGGTGGCGCGATTGGCTTGCGCGACCAGGCCCGCCTCGGCGTTCGCCAGGTTGGTCGTATTCACGCCTGCCGCTTGCAGTTCGGCGCGCATCTGGCGCGCGGCGGTGGTGATGTTGCCCAAGCGTTGCGCGGCCTGCTGCATGGTGCCCTGCGCGCGGCTCAGGCGCGTCGTCACATCGTCGCCCGCGTTGCCGGAACGCATTTCAGCGATGAGGCGGTTCACCTCAGTGCGGGCGGCGGCAAATTCTGCACGAGAGGACCGTAGCGCCGTTAATTGACGCTGGTAGGCATCCACCTGCCCGGCGACCGCCAAAAGCGCCTTCTGCGCCCGCGTAGCCTCTTCCAGCGCCCCCCGGTAGTCCTTCACAGGTCCGCGAATCTGCGTGACGCGGCGTTCAAGCCCGGCAACAGCCGTCTCGATGCCCGCGATAGACCGCACGGCGGCCTCGGCCGGGTTCTGAATATCGCGGATCTGCCCGGCCAGGTTGGGCACGTTCACCGGGCCGGCACCGCGCGCGGTGTTATTCGAGGCGCGCATCAGGCGCTCGGCCTCGTTGGCGGCAGCCTGCAACGCGGCGCGCTGCGCGACCAGGGCGGCGGTCTTGCGGTTCAGTGCCTCGGCGGCCTTGCGCGCCTCTTGCGAGAACAGCATTTCCATCTGCGCGTCATGCGCGGCGCGGTTCATCGCGGCAGCTTCGTTCGCTTCCTGCTGCGCGCGGCGTTCGGCCTGCAAGGACGCGGCCAGGGTTTGCTGCGCTTGCGCGAGACGTTGGGCTGCGCGAGCCTGCTGCTCGCGTTGCGCGAGTTGATCGTTAGCGGCGCGACGTTGTGCTGCCCATCCGTCCATGCTCTCGATTGCGGCGTCCTGGCGCGCGAGCGCCGCGTTGGCGGCGGTGACAGCGGTGATGATCTTCTGCTGCTGCCCGGCCGCATCGGCGGTGCTGATGCCGAATTCGGACAGGCGCTTTTGCGTGGTGCTGATGCGACCTTCGGCGCGCGCCAGTTCTCGCTCGGCAGACGCCACGGCCTGCGCGAGCTTCTTCGCTTCGGCGGCCGACTGTGCCTGCGCCGGGTTCGCCGATTGGAGCGTGGCCTTATACGTCGCCCACTCGCGCGAAATGCGTTCCATCGCGGCAGCGTGGCTACCCTCGGCCCGCGTGAAGTCGGCCAGGTTCTTCGACTTGAACTCGTTGTACGACATGCCGGACACGCGGGCAGTGCGGGCGGCGGTGGCCTGGTAGTCCTGCTGCGCCTTGCGTGCAGCGTTGAGCTTCGCTTCGAGTTCGGCCACGGATGCCGACTGCGATTGAAAGAGCTTGATGAGGGAATTCTGACCCAACAGCGCCTTCACTGCGGATTCGAGTTTTTGGTAGGAGCTTTCGAGTTGGGCGACGGTAGCGCCACCCTTCTTCGCCGCCTCGATCTGCGCATCCTGCGCGGCGGTCATTTTCTTCAGGGAGTCCACCACCTCGTCGGTCGTTTTCCGCGAGAAGTTAGACGCCCTGATCCGCAGTTCTACGTCCTGGGTCTGATTAGCCATCGGTGAGTCTCTTCAGGTTTTCGTTTAAGTTTTTAACGCCCTTACCACCGGGCGCGAGAACCGCAACGATGGCTTGGAACATTAGCGCCGTCTCGGACGCCATGCGAGCATTGATTCGCTCTCGTGCTATCTCGGTTTCAATCCATAGTTTCGACAGCGGGTAACGGTTTGCATGCGGGTGGCCCTCGGCCATCAGCAAACTCGCCTGCGCGCGAAGCGACCTATGGAATCGCTCTGCGCGCGAGAGGTGCGCTAGTCCGTCCGTACTTTCGGAGTCATCCCGCCCACCAGATCCACCAGACTGTCGAGGAACTTTTTTGCGCCGCCCGCTTCCTCGAAGGTGAGTTCGATGATCTTGCGAATGCACTCGACCTGGTTGGGCAGCGGCAGGCGCTCGGCCACGTTCACGGCTTCCGGCTCGTCGGCCGCCAGTGCGATCATCAGCGCGGCCAGGTGCGGTGCTTCGCGCACGATGGTGATGGCGAAGCGTGCGGATTCGGCCAGGGCCGTCTCGCGGGTTTCTTCGTTGTCGTACAGGTGGAACAGCTTGTTGAGTTCGTCGAGGTGTTCGCGGATCAGGGCCGCAACGTCGTTCAGGGCGAGTCCTCGCAGCGCGAAGGAACCGCCCCGAAACGTCACCTCTTCAGTGTGAATCTTGAAGTCTTGCAGTGACATTTCGGGACTCCCGGTTAGGCGGTGGCTACACCGTCGATGTACACGCGCTCGGTCGAGCCATTCAACTTCAGCACCTCGAAGTTAAACGACATGACCTGCCATTCGTCACCCTTCAGGGCGTAGTCGCCGTTCGAGGTGATCTTCACGTACGGGTAGTAGTAGTCCCGGTTCGGACCCTTCGGGTTGTTCGCCAGGAAGCGCATCGCGCCGCTGACCTGCTGGCCCTTACCGATGATGACTTCGTTCGTGTAGCCTTCCTGGTCGTACCCGAAGCGCAGCACGTCGCCGTTGGCGATGTCCGGTGCGTCGCTCTCGATGTAGACGCGAGCGCGCGCCAGGTCCACTTCCACGTTGCCTTCGAGCGGCACGTCAACCAGCGTCGGCTCGGTGTCAGGTGCGACCGGCGGCACGACCTTCTTGATCGTGACGTTATCGACCTTCTTGGTGCCCATCGGCGTCGCATCATCAGCGCCGAGTTGATAGGTGCGGCCGCGCAGCACGGTCACGTCGGCGTCGGTCAAACCGACCGCCGAAGCGACCGTCAATTTCGACAGATCGCCGCCGAAGAACATGGCGACGTTCTCGGCATTGATGTTGTCCGTCGAGAAGGTGCCGGTCAACTCGTTGCTGATTACGAACGAGTCGTCCTTGACGTTCAAGCCCTGGTCGGCGTCGATGTGATCGAGCGATTCCTGCGCTTGCGTTTGCGAGAACTCGGGCGTGTTGCCGAGATAGCGTTCGCCAGTGCCTTTTTTCGTGCCGGCCGCGAACAGGTCCAGATAGACCCGCCCTTTACCGATTACATAATTTTTGCCGTTTTCGTCAGCCATGATTTTCTCCAGTTTTGGATGGTGGGGTTGAGGGTCGGATTCACTCGCCAATCGTCACGCCGATCTGAACACGAATCGGCAAGTAGAAGAATACGTGGTCCGACACGCCAGCCTCGGGCGGTCGAACTACGGGTGGTGCGATCTCGACGGCCGAGATCATACCATTCAGCATATAAATGTCGGGAAATGCGGGCGAGCCAGATCCCGACTTCGCAGCTTGAATTCGATTCAGGCGGCGCTCTACGTCTTGACACAAAAAGTAGGCATTGTCGGCGTCAGGTCCGCGCTTCGTGTCCGGCACAATCCCTTGGATCATGAGTGTCCACCAATCGGCGCGCTGCTCTTTCTGCTCGCCGCCGAACGCCGCTTCCGAAGGGCGTGGCGCTTCGATGATCGAGAGAGCCGGCGCATTCACCGTCACCTCTGTACCGAACAGCAGGCGGCCACGATAAACCTTGTCAGCCATCGTGTAGGCGTCGCCGTCATCGACCGAGATTTGTTCCAGCAGTGCTTGCAGCGCCATGATTACGGCCAGGCGTTTTGGTGGTGGGCGGTTTGTAATCGTTGTCATGTAAGTCTCGCAAATTGTCTGAGGAATTCATCGTGGACCATGCGCGCCACAGGTGCGGCGGCCTTCACCGACACCTCGCGGAACACCTGATCGACCGATGGGCCATACAGCAGCGCCACCTTGTCGCGCACGAGCCATGCGGTCACGGCCTTGTAGCGATTCGACAGGGATTGGCCCGGCTTGAGACGCACGGCCAAGCCGACGTTACCGTTCTTGAGGTTGACGAGCCACGCCTGCTTCAGCGTGGTTCCGTTGCCGCGCTTGACGGCCACCTTCACGCCGATGCGCGCCCGGCTACCGAGAGCCGTACCTGGAGCCGCAAATCGAGCCAGGCTTGTCGGCCGCTCGCGCGCCGCAATGACGGCTTCGAGATTGCCGGCGGTGGCCTTCTTCTTGACGCCGAGGCGGTCGTCGGTGAGGTAGTCTTTTGGGAACGCGATCTCGTCCAAGATCGAGCGGCGGATCAGAGTCAATCCGCCACGTTGAGCGACCGTGTTGATCGCAAGCTGCGCAGCCTTGTCGGCTACGTTGGGGAGCCGCTGAAAGAATTCGGCGGCATCAAGGATGCTGTCTGCCACGTTGGAGCTTTCCGACGTGCCAAATTTCCTCGGTCGGGCCGCACCGTGGATCGCGCGTGTCGATGGCAAGGATCTGCCCGCCGAAGCCTTTGGCGGTGATTTTGAGTTCACCGCCACGGACGATCTGCAAGTTCTTCTCGGCCAGTTCGTCGAGATCGAAGATAACCTTGTCGATCCCTTCAATCGTGACCGGGAATCCCTCGCCGTTCGGATCGCCCACGGCGGTCATTTTGTTGTGCCATCGAACCCGCAGCGGCACTGGCGCGGCCGTGCTGTCATCCTGGTACTCGGCGTCGAGTCCGAAGGTGTCATGCACGGTGCGCCGCGCCAGTGCTTTCGCCGCTGCGAAGTCGAACTTCATGATTACAGGTCGTCGGCCGGCTTGTCGTCGGTCGGCTTGTCCTGCTTGTCATGCTTGTCATGCTTGCCCTTGCGACCGCCGTTCTGCTGCTGCTGCTGCTGCTGCTGCTGCTGCTGCTGCTGCTGCTCGACGGCCGGCGGTACGTTCGCCTTCGGTACTGCGGTTTCGGCGGCCGGCTTGCGCAGGGCGTCAGGCGAGGGGATCTTGAGGTCGTCCAGTTCGGCCTGGGTCAGATCGACCTCTTCGCCCGGCTTGACGGTGAAGCGTTTGCCCTGGCGGTGCAGGACGATTGCGTGATTTGCGATGCGCAGCATTTTGATTCTCCGATTCGTTTTTGTGGGGATGGTGAAGAGGGTCGAGGAAATCCCCGACCCGCCTTGCTACACCGCGCCGTTAGGCGACCTTGATCGAATAGGTCGCGTTCGGCTCGGACGGCACCATGAGCGGTGCCGACTGCGACAGCAGATATTCGACGGACGGATTGTGCTCGCGCCAGTTCTTGAAGAACGTGTCGAGCGGACGATAGCCGGCTTCCGCGTCCATGATCGCGCCGAAGCAGCGAACACCGTCCATCATGTCCGAGCGGCCGACCACCGTGTTCTGATCCAGGTAGTATTGCTCGACGCCGGTATCAGGGTCGATGTAGCGCGTGGTATCGACCCAGCACTCGATCTTGCCCTGGCCGCTGGTGCCCTGGATGGTGCCCATGTACTCGACGGTATCGCCGTAGCCGTCGTTAATCAGCGTCACGTCGGTGCGCTGCCCGGCGCCACGGTTATCGGCGTTCATCATGTTCTTCAGGTCTACGCGCTGGCAGAACAGTTCCCACGCGTTCGCGCCGAAAACGTTGCGGGTGATGCGTGCGCCCGACAGTTCATACGCGGCGATACGCGCTTCGCGCAGATCTTGCAGCGGATCGGCGGTGGCCTGGTCCCACTTCGCACCGAGGGTCAGCACGCGGGTCAGAGCCGGGTCGCGGCGGAAATCGACCAGTTGCTCAGGATAGTCCTCGCCCTTGACGATCACCTTGCCGTCGATGGTGGCGCGAGCGGCCATCCAGTTCCAACGGTTATAGATCTTCTCCTTCTGGCGGCGCAGGAGTTCGGCAATCACCGCGTTGCGGCGCTGCTCGATGGTGAGCGAGCCGCCGATGGCTTCGCCGGCCTGGCGAGAAATATGCATGGTCACGTCCACCGGGTCCAACTGCTTGATGTAGGCCGGCGCGAACATGTCCATTTCAAAGCCGTCCAGCTTCTGCGGGCGGCCGGCGGCAGTCGGCACGACGAACGGTGCCAGCTTACGGTCGTCGCCGTAGACCTTCTCGAAGAGAATGTGCTTACCCTCGAAGTTGATCTGGCGGGTGTAGTGCGACAGCCAGAAGCGCGGCGCGGTCTTGATGCGGCGCTGGATGCCGGCCAGGACGAAGAGTTCAAAAATATCCATTTCAGGTTCCTATGTCTTGAATTTGATAGGGTGGGCGTCGGTCTGCAAAATCAGACGCAGTGGCCGACGCGAATCGGGGTGCCGGTGAAGAACGCCTTGCGCTCCACGTAGGTGTCCAGCGCCGTACCTGCGGGCCACACCAGCGCCTCGTGGTTGAAGTAGCCGCCGCAGTAGTACGGGCACTGCTGGCCGGTCGTCACCGGGTAATGCACGATCACGGCCTGCGCGGCGGTGTGCGTGCAGGCGATGAATTTTTCGACACCGGAACCGTCGGTAGCCAGCGCGGCCAGTTCGTACTGCACGAAGTCCGCCTTGGCCGGTGCCGAGTCGGTGAGAATGTCACCTTCACCAGCGAACAGCGACATGACGCCGCCGCGCGCGCCGACCGGATCGCGGCCGCTTGCCAGCCCGAATTTCGGGTCGTTGTTGTTAAAGGACATGATGGTTCTCCAGTCTATAAAAGAGTTTGAATTCGCCCGGTGCTTTGGGATTATTTGTCGGCCGGCTTGTGCCCGGTCGCGCGCTCGTAGTCGGCCCACACCGCGTTGGCTTTTTCTTCGGCCGTCATGTCTTTGCCCGACGCCTCGGCTTGGCCTGCAACGCTGTCAGCGCCGACGTTCGGGTGGGCAGTGTTCTTCATGGCCTGCTCGAACGTGGCATTGCCAGCCGGTGCAGCGGCGGTGGCGGTCGGTGCTTTCGCCAGGGCCGCTTTCGCCGCCTCGACCGACATTCCGGTTTCCAGGGCGAAGTGATTCGCCAGTTCCTCGCGGCCCTTGGCTTCTTCGCAGGTCAGGATGCCGGCGACGCGCGCGCGCTCGGCCTTCTGCACGTCGGCGGAATCCGGCTGAACGGTCGCTGCCGGTTGGCCCGCTGCCGGGGTGTTTTTGCCTTGATCGGTGTTCATATTTTCCTCTTCAGTTTTTTGGGTAGAAGTCTGTTCCGCCTTACCATCGCCGGCATCGGAATCGTCATCACCTTCGATGATTGATTTGATCGCCGCAGATGGTACTGCAATCGAATGCACCAGTCCGAGTTCAAGTGCGTCGTCGGCGCGGTAGGTTCGAGCCTCGGTATCATAAATGATCTTGTAGTCCAAGCCCAAATTCGTCGATACCAGCGTCACGAATTTTACGCGAGATTTGTCTACGTTTTTCTGGATCTCGGCCTTCACTTCGGGCGACAGTTTTTCGTACGGATTGCCATCGACCTTGTGATCGCCCGAATGGATGAACGTGATCTCGACGCCGAACTTGTCGAGCATCCCCTTCATGTTGATGTGCATGGCGACCACGCCGACAGATCCGACGCCGGACGACGGCGTGACGATGATCTTGTCGGCGGCACTGGCGAGCGCGTACGACGCCGAATAGCAGTTGGAATCGACCACGGCGATGAT